TGTGACAAAATCGCTGCTCCGCCAGACATCCGGTGCGGTTGAGGAACTGGTTCGCAGCGACTTCCAGAGTGCTCTGGCCTCAGCCATCGAGAATGTGGCTATTGAGGGTGGCGGCACCGGTGAGCCTGAGGGCATCATCGACACGATCGACGCGCTCGAGGAAGATGTTGACCTCGATTGGGCGTCTGTGGTCGCTATGTGGGCAGAGGTTGCAGGCCACAACGCCGACCAGGGTTCATTGGCGTTCTTGACCAATCCCAGTCTCGCTGCAGACATGATGGCCACGGCCAAGGTCGATGGCTGGACAGCATCGCCGTTCATCATGAACGAGACCACCAGGCAGGTCATGGGCTATCCATCCGGCATCACCAGCAATGTACCGACTGGCGTGGCTGGCAGTGATGACCGGGCGCTGATCTTTGGGAATATGAACGATCTCGTCATCGGAATGTTCGGGGCCGCAGAAATCGGTGTCGACCCATATACGCTGATGCATTCAGGTCAGACCCGAATCGTCGTGGAGTATTTCGTCGATGTCGCCCTGCGTCGGGAGTATAGCTTCACGTATAGCACGTTTGGAGCCTAATCTCCATCATTTTGCCATGATGGTACTCCGAGGCCGGGGGCACAATGCCCCCGGCCTTATTTATAGGCAAATCTATGTATAGAGGTAGATCATGGGATGGATACAGACAGTAGCCCCGACGCTAGAGCCGATCTCGGTCTCGGAAGCTAAATTACATCTGCGGGGTATACCGTATGGCGATGAAGATTCACTCATAGCCAACTATATCGCTGCTGCTAGGGCATATGTAGAGTCCGAATGTGATATACAGATAATGCGAGCCACATGGCAGTGGACGCTAGATCGTTTTCCGCCTGGAGACACGATTCAATTTCCAAAACCCCCATTGGCTGGCGTGTCCAGCATAACATATACCGATACAGATGGCGTTGAACAGACTCTGGACCCCTCTAAATATGTGGTCGACACAACCAGTCTTTTCGGTCGTATTTCTCTCGCCGAGGGGGAATCATGGCCATCCACTCTCAGCCAGGCCAATACTGTGATCATCACATTCCTGGCGGGCTACGCAGATCGCAGCAGCATACCACCAAACATGCGAGGGCTGCTATTGCTGATGATTGGCCATTTTTACGAAAATCGCGAGGCAGCCTCGCCGGAGAGAATATACGAGGTGCCCCTCGCAGCACGTTCACTGATGTCGCAATTACGCAGATTTACATTTAGATAGGAGATTGACATGATTAATGGGTTAATAACTGGTGGAGTAGTTGGATTCTTGCTAGGCGTCATGCTGTCTAGCGTTATCAAACTGCTGCTTACCAAGTTGCGTCAGGAAATTGACGAGAAAGTCGATTAATAATGGCAGATAACCAGTTACAAACAATAGAAATGCTGCGTACAGTGGTGGGATCGAATCTGGCCTATCAATATGGCGATGTTGTAGATACCTGTTGGTCGGGCCAGATATACCAAACACTGACTGAGACAGCACGGATGTGGATAGCCAATGGTATAGCTGCAGTATATCATGGTGACACCGATATGCCGATGGTCAAAGTAATTAATGGCGAGGCAGTCCTCGTAGAGGAGGAATCAAATGGCGAATGAAATTACTATATCGACCGGTATGCGCCTGAATAATGGATTCCTGCAATATGCCAGACGTGTCGCGTCGTTGCAGGTCGACCAGATCGGTGAGGGACTCTCCTCTGGCGTCCAGATCGTTGGTTCATCTACCCATGAGCAGATTACGATATCATCTGATATTACTACAAATGGCTATGCATTTCTACGCAATCTGGATGCTACCGAGACAGTTCAGATTGGCCTGGACGTGGGCGATACATTCTACCCATTTGCTGAATTGCAGGCAGGCGAGGTTGGCGTGATACGACTGGCGAATGTTGACATCTACGCACAGGCCACCGGAACCAGCGATGTTAGCCTAGAATGGGCAGTTGCGGAGGCATAATGGCGGCTGGCAGACTGCGACAACGTATTACGCTGCAACAGCCAACGGCATCCACTAACGACTATGGCGAAACGGAGATATCGTGGTCGTCGCAGGCGCATGTATGGGCTGAGGTGCTATATATGCGGTCAACCGAGGTGGTTCGCTCCGCCAGGGTCGCCGAAGAAGTTACACACACGGTGCGGATCAGGTATATGGATGGCCCGGACTCATCGTGGCGTGTGCTATGGGGTGACCGTGTTCTCAACATCGATGGTATAGATGATGTGCCGAATCAGCCCCGGCGCTGGTTGATTCTACACTGCCAGGAGCAGAAATTGTGAATATGAAGCTCAAGGGAGAAAGACAACTGAAAAAGTTTATGCGCGAGCTTCCTAAGAAAGTCAAAAAAGTGCAACGAGCAGCTGTGAGGAGTATGGCTACACCAGTGCTCAAAGAGGCTCGCAAACAGTCACCAAAGCGCACTGGCGCATTGAAGAAATCGCTGGGCAAGCGCGTGCGGACCTATGGCTCGCACAAAATCGTGGCCATCGTAGGACCACGCAACGGGAAGGCCGTGGAGGTCAACGGTAAACTACATGATCCTGCTAAAATCGCACACATCGTCGAGGATCGCACGCCCTTCCTCCTCCCCGCTTACGAGAGTAGCAAAGGCGATGCCCAAGAGCAGTACGCAGACAAACTCAGAGAACGGATCAAGAAGGAAGCGGCAAAGGCCAGGGCGAAGGCACGATAAATGGAAACCGCGATACGGGCAATCCTGATGGCTGACAGCAGTGTGACCGATATCACGACCATATTTGCACCTCACACCACGTGGCGTGGTAATGATCTACCAGCCATGACGTATACCGTGACAGGGGGCACCACATTTCGGCAATATCGCGGTGTAAGCGATACCCAGGTGCAGCGATTACAAATAGATTGTCATGCACAGACGTATTCTCAGGCAAAATTACTAATAGAGGCAGTTACAGCATTGCTGGCTAGCTACGACGGCATACAGAGTGGCTACGAGATTAGCTGCCGCCAGGACAACGAGTTTGACCAGCCGGGTCATCCGGCTGCGGGTCGTGAAACCCCACGATACACCAGATCAGCAGTATTCGAAATACTACATAGAGAGGTATGAAATGGGCACAAAAGCACGTGGCACAACGATTACATATGACGGCAGTTCCAGCGTAAGCACGGTGACGAGCTTATCCCCGCCTGCCATCGAATACGGTGATATCAATACTACCCATTATGGGCTCAGTGATGATTTCCGCACATTCGAGGCAGGCCTGGCCGATCCCGGCGAATGCGTAGTAGGCGTAGAGTATGACGACACGGAATTTGCTGCGTTATATGATATCGCCGGTGAGAGTAAGGACTGGGTCATCACATTCCCGGATGGCAGCTCCATCACATTCTCCGGATACATCAAGGGCATGCCTCTGGAAGTCCCTGATGCGGACGATGACGAGATTATGCGGCTAGAGTTCACCATAAAGGTCAGTGGCAAGCCCACATTCATCGAAGGCTAAGAGGACCGTAGGGATAGGAGCTAACCAGTATGATTCTGAATAAGAACCAAATATTTGCGTCTGACGACCTGCCCCGCGAGACAGTCGAGATTGAGGAGTGGGGTGGCGAGGTTATCGTGCGGGCATTATCGTGCGAGGAAGAGAAAAGTATTCATCGCTTAACAAAAGATGGCGATGTTGTAGGTGCCCAGGTGCATATTGTAGCCAAGACTGTTGTAGGAGAAGACGGTGCGCCGGTGTTCTCAAAGGCCGATGCGGGCATGTTGGTCAAGAAATCAGGTGCGATCATCCGTCGCCTCGCTGAGACGGCCATACGCCTATCCGGGTTAGATGATGACCCAAAAAACTCCTAAAGGAGGATCGCACGGCGATCCTCCTTGATTTATGCCTAGCACTGGGTGTCCCCTCTATCCGCCACCTCGAATCCATGCTGACACGTGGCGAGATTGATCTCTGGATTGCTAAATACCAGATTGACCCATACAGCGCCCAACGAGCTGATCTGCGGTCCGCTATGGTAGCTTCTCTGTTAGCCAATATATTCTCTGGCAAGAGCAAGAAATTCAAGATAAGTGAGTTCATGCCGACATTTGGGCCGAAGCCGCAGCAGACAGATCAGCAAATGGAGGCCACAGCCAGGCGATGGGCATCTGCCGCTGGGAATGTATACTAGTCAAAGTTAATATATGGCTACTTCTATCGGTCAATTACATGTTGTGCTCGGCGCTAATATTGCCAAGTTCAACAAGGGCTTTAAGCGTGCGGGCACGTCTGTCTCCAAATTCGCTCGCCGAGTTGGCAGGACTACTGCGACGCTCGCTAAATACGGCACAATAGCCGCAGCCGCAGCCGCAGCAGTAGGCGGTGTGCTAGTCAAACGCACGACAAACGCGATGGCCCAGATGGGCCGATTCGCTAAATCCACTGGGGTTAGCGTGCATGCGTTGACCCGTCTACAGTACGCGGCAGAGCAGACAGGGGTGGAGTTTGAAGATGTCGTCGGCCTGATTGAAGAGTCAAATATCCGGCTAGGCGAGGCCATACAGGATGGCACCGGTCCTGCTGTGGAGGCTCTGCGAAAATTGGGGCTCAGCGCGTCTGATCTGGCCAATATGCCGATAGAGGAGCGATTGGGGGCCATCGGCGATGCCCTGAATGGCGTACAGAACACATCCGAACGGCAATTCCTAGCCGATGAGATTTTCGGCGGCGACGCATTCAAGGTGATGTCATTGCTACGCCAGGGCGAGGACGGTATGCGTCGTCTGGGCGCGGCAGCAGAGGCGTTAGGAGCAACATACGGCGAAGACGCTGCTGGCGGGGCGGCGCAGTTCAACCAATCACTCGGGCAACTCAAAACGGTCTTTGAGGGGGCGCTGCGGTCTCTCACCACCAAGATCGCACCGGCACTCAAGTCGGTGACGGACATTATCGTCAAATGGGGGCCAAGCATCGGTGGGATGTTCAGCGGTTTAATGGGTCGTATCCGAGACATGGTCTCGCCGATCATTGACTGGTTCACCGAAAACTGGGACGCGGCAGTGGATGGTATGGCCAAACATTTCGTCGCAGTTCAGGGTGTCATAGGTGCTGTGTGGAACGCCATTATGAAGATTGCGGACGCCGTCTTGTCCTGGTTCGGCGTCAAAGCACAGGACTCTGTGGGTGGCGTCATGGATGTCTTCTCCTGGTTGCAACGCGGCATCGTCACGGTGTTGAACGCGATCGAATTCGGGATCGAAAACTGGGAATTGGTGCTGAACAAGGCGATGGTGGATGCTGCCTTGGGTATCGTGAAATTCTGGGGCCAAATGAAATGGGTGTTTGTCGATGTCATCCCAGCGGTGCTGAAATGGTTTGGCGAGAACTGGCAGGATATATTCACCGATGTGTTCAACTGGACATTTACGGTGTTCAAAAATCTCGCCTCCAACATCGTCAATATCGTCAGCAATATACCGGGACTGATATCAGGCCAGGTAAGTCTATCTGAATTATGGACGCCGCTTACCGAGGGGTTCGAGTCCGCAATCAAGGAAATGCCTGATATACCTGATCGCGTGGCTGGGGATTTGGAGCAGGCCCTGGCCAGCGAGAGCGATATGCTCGGCGATAAACTGGGTCGCGAGTGGGACAAGTTTATCGCCGGCAAAGAAGCAGAGGCACAAAAGCTGGTCGATGCGTTTCAGCCAGCGGATGGTAATAACGACGCGCTTAATGCAGCTGTAGATAAACACGAAAAGATAGCAGCCACCATTGGCGATACCCAGATGGATCAGTCACGCTCAGAGCTGAAATTGCTGCGAGCGGGTAGTGCGGAGGCTCAGCGTTTCCAATATCGGCAAGGTCGCGGGGTCGATGCTGTCGCGGAGATCAGCAAAGAGCAATTGAGCGAGACAAAACGCAGCAACAGCCTGCTCGGTGGCGTCATCGACGCCATCCGCGAGACAGCTGAACCGATATTGGTAGGTATCTCATGATCATATCAGTCACGTTGACATCCGAATCAGCTGGCAAAACAGCTAGTGAATTAACCGCGAGCAGGGTATATCAGGTTAAGACTAATAATACCAGTAGCACAGTGGAGGTCCAAGGTTCCGGCCATGCTAGTCTCCCTGTTGTAGGTGATGTCCATCCAGATGATGCTGGGCTATATGTCAAGAGCGTGACTGTGAACCGAGTGCAAGACTCTCAGAGACATTTCACATATGAGGCCCAATATTCTGATATTAGGGATGCACAGCAATACCAGGCGTCGGCATCACCAAATCCGCTGAATTGGCATCCACGCGTGCAATGGGGGGGCTCGGAGTCGTCTGCTCCGTATTTCATCGATGCTGAGGGCACCCACGTGGTCAACTCCGCTGGTGATCTGCCCGAGGATATGCCAGAACGTGACACCAGCGAGCAGACGGCGACAGTCACCATATATCAGGCCGCATATGATAACGACATCGCCCGCCAGTATACTAATGCCGTCAATTCGGACGCATTCACACTATATGATGGCTATAGCTCATGGTCGATTCCAGCTGGTGCGGCCAAGTTAGGCACAATCTCATGCTCTGAATTGCAAATAATCGGCGGCTATGAGGTATATGAGATCACCTATCCGCTGAAATTACGGGAGGATGGGTGGGATGATGTATTCCTGGATGTGGGCTATTATGAAATATCCGGCGGGGAGAAGACCGAAATCCTGGACAAAGCGGGGAAACCGGTCAAACAGCCATACCCACTGGATGGTTCCGGTTCTGCAAAGTCCAGCCCCACAGATGATGCGGCGGAGTTGACCTTCGTACCATATGACGAATTACCATTCTCGAACTTGGATATGGGGTGATCGCATGACGAAGGGCGTACAATTTACACGCGACGCTGCCAAGAGGATCGTGCGGAGTGTCAAACGCACCGAGGGGTTCAACCAGAGCCGCCGCCAGCAACGCCCACGCGATGAGGGGTTCGCTGGCTTCTGGGCGGAAATCACGACGGTGCATGATGAGGACCCTGTGCGATATTCCTGGAAAATGCTGCAGTATGATGGCAGCGGGGGCGTGGAGGATCGCTCCCCATCAGTCACAGGCGATTACGCATATGAGATACAGGAGCTGGGTGGCGTGGCCAGTGGCGATATTTTCTGGGTGCGGTTCGCAGGCTACGACAGTAGCAACAACGCGGCATACGTGTTCGCTGCCGCACCTGCCGCATCTACAGGACCGCTATCGGGCTGCTGGCGGCTGTACATCGATGGCACAGGCGCGGGCACGCTGGATTCCGGCGATTGGTCGGACGTTGTTATAACACACTGGGGCCAGGCGACTGGAGGGGGGAGCGATCTCTCCATAGTGGATATCGTGAATGAGGATGGGGCGTTCGAGCCGAATGAACACCCGGTAGAATTCTACGACCACGGTGCTGATCAGTGGTTCCAGCTATCGTGGGAGGATGCGTCATATTCGACAGGGAGAATATATGTAGACTCTGCCGACGGGTATAAACTTAAATGGGAATGCACGGATTATACGGATGACACCATAGTCATTTATCGCGCCACCGCTCGATCACTTACGGATATCGGCACGCCATTTAGCTAGGTGCATGAGCCCTGGCTACTCGTTGGCTTGCCCGCTCTGCCCAGTTTCTGCGCCACCGCCACCGCCACCGCCACTTCCAGTCTGGCCGCTGGGTTGATTGCCCCCGGCTGGAGGAGTAGTGCCTTGTGGAGTCACTGCCGCTGGGTTTGCGCCCTCTCCACCTGACGCAGGCTGGATGAAGCTTGAGGGAGAGAAAGCATTCCTGATGATGTCCTCGCTATTAGAGCCTCTGGTGTTCTCAGGGTTTTTAGCCATTGTTATCCCTTCCCTGTTGGAGTAGTTATCACGGCAATAATAATCGTCAGGGCCATTGAGATAATCCCAACCCCAAACAGCCCTATCGCTCCCCATGTTAAGCACCGGTTCAGTCTGTCGCAACACTTTGCCTTGCCAATTGTGCCTTCAGCGATCAAACGGAGAGAACAAAGATTCATCCAGCGGATATAAGCTGTTGATACGATGGTTACACACAGCGAGATACCCCCAATGATCAAGAGGATAATGGAGCACAATCCCAGTGGCCTGAGCTTCTCGATAACGAAGAGTGAAGCCCCCAGGAAGGCCGTCGCGGCAGTGACGATTTGCCGGTAGAGGCCGTCGGCTTCCTTCGCGGCAGTCTCCATCAATTGTGCGCGTAGGGATTCATCCATATCGAAATGTTAGCACGTGGTGACTCGAAGATCAATGGCCAAATTCGCTTGACCAAGTAACGGTTCGGGCTATAGTTATGCCCCCGATTTGCGCCGATTGCAGTCCTTACAGAGCATCTGACAGTTCGCCGCGACCGTCTGCCCACCCTCGTGCCAGGGCTTGATGTGGTCGGCTTCCATTCCATCTAACTCAAAAGGTGTGTCACATTTGGCACAGATGCCCTTCTGCCGTTCATACGCTTCGCGTTTCATCTTCGGCGAGAAGGCCCGAATGTTCAGGTGCCTCTCATCGCCGTCCAACACGTACAAGTAAATCCCCGCTTTTCGCTGCACATCCTCATCCATCATTAGTGTTACGACCTTCTGTTCCAGCTTGTCCGTGTCGAGCGTGTGGTCCTTGAAGTGGTTGTATAGTGGCCCCCATGGAACGCCCTTCATTTCCTTGCGGTATTCCGGGAAAGTTGCGTTCACCCACGCAATCACCCTTTGGAAGTACTGCCACAGTGGGGTAGCATTATCATCGTACTGATGTTGCCCCATGTATTCTTCGATCGACCTAAGCTCCCCGGCTTGTGCGTGCCACTCGATCGCAGTTTCGAGATAATCCTGTCGAATCGGCGCACCCCTCAGATAATCGCTTGCAAGGCCATACGCCGCACACCCGGTCTTACTAAAATACCGCTTGGCATCAGCAGTCCACGGCCCCGCGTAGACCGCGTTCCGTAATTCTTGATCGGTGTGCTCCTCGCCTGCTATGTTGATGGTTGTAAACCAACCCAACTTCTCGCTGTCAGTTCCAGAGCAGAAGTAAATCATACAGACATAATCAAGGATCTGTTGCTGCTGGTCATCCTGGAGATTGCCAAAATACATGCCGTCGATGGAGAAGTCACCATTGACGTACTGGCAGATCGAAAGCGTACGCTGCTGTCCATCAATTACTTCATAGTCGCCGTTCTCGCGCACCGCCCAATACATGACATTCAGCGGGAAATCCTTCCGCACTGTGTCAATCACCGCATTTCGCTGCTTGTCCTTGTAGATGAACTCCCGCTGATATGGCGGGCGAATGTCGAGCCTACCTTTATAGGCACTAACCCCTTCTTCGTCGCTGTCAATGAAGTCGTCAAAAAGCTGGGCGACTGTGATCTCGTGAAGTTCAATGTTCATGTCTTCCGCCGAATTAGTAGCCTTGCGTATGTTGCTTTATAGGTGTTGCCTATCTTGATCGCCGCACGCCGGTTCAAGTCGTTCGCCTTCGGCGTGTCCTCTTTCGTGTATTCCTTGGTCTTCAGCCCCCACTCATTCCCCCGGTCAGTGATCCCGAGAATCTCGAATTGGTCGGGATTGTAGTGGTCGAGGAACGTAATAGGGACTCCCATCGCGCCAGTGTAATCGGACGGTATACGCTTGACCCTGTTCACTTCGATAGCACCATAATTGTCATAGACAGGGTATTCACTAGGACTATATGGATTAAATAATATCAGCTCCTCATGCCGCTTCTTTATGTCAAGATTAGTAAACCAAGAGACATTGCGGAACTTGACGAGGCCCGTCTCAGGATCGTAGACGCCACTCGCATACTCCTTCTTGGAGAGAGTCTTAAAATACGCATTGCCATTCTGGAATCCATATCCGAGCCAGATCCTATTTGCTTTGATGAGATTAAAAATCTCCTTGTACGTTACCGCATTTTTGCTACCGATGATGACGAACTTCTTCTCGTGTTCGACCAACTGCGCGACGTATTCCCGGAACAGGGAAAAGGGTGGATTCGTAACAACGATATCTGCTTCCTTCAAAAGTTCGATGCATTCCTCGCTACGGAAGTCGCCATCGTCTTCGAGTGGATGTATGCCAATCCGGCCGGGGGTGGGAACTCGACCACCAGGGGTACGTTCGCCTTCGTAAACGAGATAGGCACCGCGTGTACAATGATGCTTGCTGAAATGATCGGGATCGCGGTTCTTATAGCAGGTGGTGATGAGTTTCTTGAGCTTGAGGTCGTTGAATTTACGCGAGAAGTAATGGAAAAAGTTGCTGACCTTGGGGTCATCGCAGTTGCACAGGACAGTCTTGCCCTCGAAGTGCTGCTTGTAGTGCTTAAGCTCCTTCTCAATGTCAGGAAGCTGTGTGTAGAATTCATCCTGCTTCTTCGCCTTGGCGGCGTGAAGACTTCGGTTCAGCGGTTTCTTGTTCGTCTTCTTGACCATGTGTTCCCCGTAAAGTACGGTCGCATACCAGGGCAGTCGGTCTACTGCCCTGTATTATTTGACCACCTTTCCCCGCCCAATACAAGGAGTTTGTCCGAGACTGCTTATACCAGCCTGCCACAGTCCGCATACGCCACACCCCCGGCACGGATTCTGACCGGGGGTGTGGGGTGATCAATATTCGTTCGGCAGCATGGCTACCGGGCCATGCTCCCCGGCACACACGTACAGCATGATCTCCCGTAGCGGGAAGTCCGTGTAGTTGATATCTTGAGTGATAGCAGGGGGTTGCCCGCTATCGGCTACGCACTCCAGGCGGGCAGTATGGTCCTCCGCCACGGTGAGCGTCCAGACCTGGA